CCTTGCGGTTCTGTAGATAATTCTAAATTGGTTTTTCAATCTCAAGAAACTAGTATTATACCGAGCTTGATTCAGGGAGTTTTCCCTGTGACAATGCATCCAGGTCCTCTTAGTAAGAGTGATCCTAGACTTCCTAAGGGTAGTTTACCCTTGGAGGATGGGATCGCTCATATGGGAAAGCCTCCTAAAGATTTTGATCAGCAAGATCTTTATGAGGCTGGAGAGGACTATTTGTGTGTTTTAAAAAGTTATGTGAAACCTCTTAGGAAGGTTGGTGTGTTAAGTTATCAGGACGCTGTTTGTGGAATAGTTGGGTTAACGGGATATGAACCTTTAGAATGGTCTACATCGCCAGGATTTCCTTTGAGATTTCATAAAGATAACGTTCAACAAACAGGGAAAAAATGGTTGTTTGATCTGGAAGAAACGAGTGATGGTTTGAAACTTTTAGGTTTTCATCCTCTTTTGAAAGAAGCATTATCAATAGATGTTAATTTAAGGGAAAGAGGAGTAAAGCCTTTTACAGTTTTTATTGATTGTTTGAAAGATCATGTTATGGCAGACGAAAAATGTGTAATTCCAGGGAAAACTAGGATATTCTCCATTTCACCAGTTCAGTTTACAATAGAATTTAAAAGATATTTTAATGATTTTACAGCAGCTTTTCATAATGCTAGATTAGATGCTAATCATGCTATAGGAATAGACGTTAATAGTCATGAATGGAGTGAATTAACATCAAGATTGGTTGCAAAAGGATCTAAAATGGTGTGCGGAGATTATAAAAATTATGGTCCAGGATTAATGTTGATAGCGGCTAAGAAAGCATTTGATTTAATTTTAGATTGGTATTCATTTCATGGGGATGAGAAAAATAATATAGTTAGAAGGATAATGGTTTCTGAGGTAGTTAATGCATATCATCTAGCCAAAAATTTGATTTATACATGTCCTTGTGGGATCCCTTCTGGTTCTCCTATTACTACTCCTTTAAACACAATAGTAGGCGCTTTGTATATACGCGTGTGTTGGAAATATACAACTAATTTAGATTTTAGAAGTATGAATGAATTAACTTACCATTGTATAGTAGGTGATGATATAATCATTGGAGTGAATGAATCTATAATATCTTCTTTTAACACTTCTAAAATAGGAGATTTTTTCTCCACTTATAATATTGTTTTCACCGATACTGATAAATTAGGAAATACAATTCCTTATAGAACTTTAAAAGACGCTAGTTTTTTAAAGTGTGGGTTTGCTTCACATCCTTCTAGAATTGGTGTGTGGTTAGCTCCGCTTGATAAAAGAAGTATAGAAAATTGTCCAAATTGGATAAATAAAAGAAATAATCATTTGGAAGCCACTATAGAAAATTGTAAACAGGCACTAGAATTGGCGCATGGTTGGGGTAAACAATATTATAATTATGTTCAAGAAAAGTTACTTAAAAGTATGAGTGACATAAATCAAACATTCCCAACTCTATCTTGGGAAGATATAGATAGAAGAAGATACGCAACTTAGATTGTGTGATTGTGTTCTAAGGTTGAAGAGCGTAGAAACAGTTAAACATGTTGACTGATAATGACAGGACTTAAGTGTTTAATGTAGTTTCTATTGTGTAGTTCAACTTTAGATAGCATGTAAGTAATTAATATCAAGTTTTTAGATAGACCGTACTTGGTATGTCCTTCGGGTTAGTTATAACGGTAAAAAAAAAAAAAAAAC